CTCACTACAAGGATTAGTACCAAATGCATAGTCTGATTTACGTCTACCATTTTCTTTAGCTTTTGCTTGAGCAGATACTCTACTGAAGATACCACGTTCACCTGACTTACTTTCATATAATGCTAACCATTCTTTCATAAAGATACCTGCATCAGGTTTCTCTGTATAAGCTACTGAGTTATTAGCTAATGCTCTCTCTGGATTTGTCTCCCACCAAGCACCAGACTTAGCAACCCTTAATCTCTGGTCTGATAAATTAGACAGAGATATAAGAGCTGACCTACGCACACCACCAACAACCACAACTTCACCTGTTTTACACACAATATCGTGACACTCCATAGAAGATAGCTTTCTACCTTTAGCTTCTTTAAATTTATTAATAGTAAAATCAAATAGATTAACTAAAGGTTGAGGACCACTAGCTCTACCACCAAAGGTATTTAATCTAGCACCTGCAGGTCTTACTTTGTTTATATCTATTTTAGGTATTCTACATGTATATAGGTAAGATATTAAATCTCTAAATGCTCTAGCCCATCCTTCTTTAGAATCAGCTACAGATATAACATCTTCTGTTTGTTCAAACTCTCTATCAGGTATAGTAGGTAATTGATTAACACCTTCTCTTTCAACAGAGAAACCTACACCTGTACCATTCATAAGTATATAAAGTATCTCATCAAAAGAACGTGGACTATCTATAGGAGTATAAGAACAATTATATCCTGATATGTTTTCTCTTTCTAATGCAGGACCTGCTGTCATTAATGCTCTCATAGAAGGCATAACTTGTAGTCCTATAATACTATCTTCTATTCTTCTCCATACTTCTGGAGGTAATATAACACCTAAATTTTTATCTAGATGTCCTTGAAAGAAATTACTAAACCTAGATACTGTTTCAATCCAACTCTCTCTTCTGTTATCTTCTTGTAACCAACGTGCATATCTAGACGCATGTATAAACGTCTGATACTCTGTAGGTAAATAGTTATTCCCTGCCATAATCTTTCTCCAATATTAGTTCACAATAATGTATTACTTTCTCAATGTCTCTTGCACCTTCACCTTTTCTTCTGTGTCTTGTAATATACTTTACTACATTACCTTCAAGAAATGTCAGGTTATTTTCTACAATATAATCAACAGGTTGTATCTTACATGTCTTGTAATGGTCACCACCTACCTGTCTATTAGTAGCTATAATAGCTTCTTTCTCTAAGTTTATTTTCTTAAAATCTTTTTTATCTTTAACTGTTTCTTTTATTGCATCATCCATCATTCCCATATTTATTCCCCTATTTATTATTTAGTACTGCATTTATCTTTTGTCTTACAAATTTAATTTCTTTAGAGTGTATCACTTTATAAGCAAACTGTCTAGTATAATTAGAACTTAATCCTGCTTGTTCACAAATAAATTCAAAGTTATCACATGTAACTCCTGCACTACAAAAGAACCAAGCAATAGCTTTATCTCTATCCATAATAGATATAGAAGATTCATTCTTAACTTTAGGTTTAGTTGCATCTAACAAAGCTTGAAAGACAACAGCTAAAAAAAGATTTTTCTCTGCACTTTCTTGCTTGATATTCATACAAGAAGTTCTTATATTAAGATTATTGCTTTTCATTTTCCATTATCTTATCTAACATCTCTATTGAATCTTGTGCTTCAGATGCTTTATGTACTAGCTCAATAATATCTTCTACAATTTTAGGATGTTCGCCTACACCCACAGGATTACCTGTATGTAATTTAATATTAGCTATTGCCTTATCTCTTTCTGAAACATAATGTCCTTTTACTGCATCATAAATAAATTTTTTCATTTGTTACCTATATAAGTTAAGTTATTTCTTGAACGTCAGGAGTTCTTGCAACTTGCGTAAGAAATCTATTATGATTTGCATACTTAAATACACGTAACCCTTGACCACCATTAGCATCTTCCCAACATTTTCTTTTATGACTACAGTAAACACACCCAATAGCAAGCTTCCTGTTACCAGACATACCATCAGCAACGTCACTATAACATTTAACAGGTGGTTTACCATCTCGCATAACATTTTTAAGATGTTTGACCCTATCTTTTGCATTAATCATCTCCACAGAATGTACTTTAGTTAAACAAATCTCACCATTTTGTTTATCAATAGCAAGAAAAGCAGCTTCATCTACACCATTACCTTCAGCATAAGCTGATATCTGAGGTATGTAACCAAAAGGGTCATCAGTAGACAGTCTATTTTCTTTAAACTTTAAAAAACTTTTACCAGAAGCACTCTTACAATCAACAAGAACATCATCTATAAAACAATCTTGATGTCCTTTAACTCCTTCAATGTCTATTTCTTTTTGTTGACCTGTAACTTTATGTCCTGCTAATCTAGAAAATAAAATTAATACTTCTTCTAGTAAATGACCATAGAAAAATTTAATTCTAAGTGAAGGACTTAAAGTTGTTTTCTTAACTTCTAAATTATTATCATACCATAGTTGCCTATCTGGTTTACCTATAGCTGATAGTCTTAAACTTCTTTTACTATTATGTTTTTCTTTTAATAAAATCTTTATTGTTTCTGCAACACCTTCAGTAAAAGAATTTAAATGTTTATCTAAATCTTTTTCATCTATATTATTTTCTGTGTTTAAATCAAACAAAGAATATATATCATCTACTAAAGTATCTATATTTTTTTTCATATAATTAAATATGGCAGCAGAAATATAATATAACTACTGCCATAGTCCTTTATTTAATTGTTAAGCAAACGATACTTCAGAATCTTCTTTAGCTACAAAGCCATCAGGAACTACATCAAATGCATCTTCCATATCATTTTGATAAGGTATTAAGTTAGTTACCTGTACAGCTCTTAAGTCTGCATTAGTACCAGACCTTCCTTTGAACTCCCATTGATAAGTAGAGTACAACACACTAACTTCAGAACCATTACCTATTAATGTATCCTTCATGTTTCTCTTTTGAGAATCCATAAGAGTAGGTTTGGTATTAAAGTCACCATTCTTTCTTCTTACGTTTCTTTTAATGCTAACAAAGTCTCCTCTGTCATCACCTTTATTTTTAATAGTTAGACCATCAGTCTCAGCTACCTTTTTATTCTTAGCATCTAAACTAACATCTATACTGTATACTCCATCACTATCAAATGTAGTGTTTGGATTTACTATTGAAGCCCAATAGGCTTTTCCCTGTATTACGGACATATAAGTCTCCTTTCATTGTTAAAAATATAATTATAGCATACATCTATAATGTATGTCAAGTCTTTTGTTTAAAAGCTTTTATAACGTCTGAAGAAAAAAGCTTTTGTAAATTTAATAAGTACATCCTTGATGCATTATTATCTCCCCCTGATACCGACTTCTTTTTATCTAAGTTTTTTATTATCCTCCTTAAATTATCTGTGTTAAAAACTAATGTTGCAAATGTTTCTTTACCAATACAAAGATTATGAAACCAATAGTCAGATGTTGTAGCATCTATTCCACTAGGTTTACCATAGCTTTGATATTCTATTGCTATGTTACCTGTTCTCTGCCACATATCTCTTTCTGATTTAACTTCAATCTTTTTATCTTGTAACATATCAGCTACATCTTTTTCTCTTACCTTACCATACTGTAAATCAATGTCAAACTTTTTTCGATTATCAATACTAGGTTCTAGTGAGTTTCTGCCCATGTTTTTCCTACCTTATATTCGTTATCTAATGGACAACGCATTTGTAATTGCTTCTCAGTATCTTTCATAGCATACTTAGTTATGTTACAAAATGATTGCACATCTTTATTTACAACTTCAAATTGATATTCATCATGTACACTAGCTACTAACTTCACATCTAATTTAGATGCATTAGTTCTTTTCATAATGTTTACCAACCATAACTTACACACTACAGCTCCTGCTCCTTGTATTAATGTATTAAGAGCTGAGTGTGGACTACGTGTACGCAATAACCTACCATCAATGCCTTTTATGATACCATGTTTTTCAGCAGTGCTAGTTACAATATCACGTACACGTTTAAGTGAAGGCATACTCTTAAGAAATCTATCTATCAGTACCTTCCCTTCCTTTGAACCTCCTCCAACTACTTGTCCTATCTTAGCAGGACCTGCACCATACATAAAAGCATATATAAATGTCTTAGCTTGGTCTCTATCTGTAAGACCTGCCATCTTCATATTATGTGTATGTATGTCGCCATTTAGTAGGGTCTCGGTAAACTTATTATCATTCATTAAATGAGCAAGACATCTTAGTTCTAGTCCACTAGCATCTGTACCCACTACAGAATGAGTTGTTGTATTACCTACTGTCCAACAGTCTCTACATTCCTTACCATAAGGAGACCTTACAGCAGGTATCTGAGCCATATTAGGACTGTTGTGTGCCATTCTACCTGTTACAGTTTTTAATGTCATTACTCTACCATGCACTCGACCAGTTTTATCGTTAAATAATTTTATCCATGACTTGATTTGTGCAACACGTTTTTGTAATAAGAAAAATCTTAAAAACTTTTTAGCTTGTGGCATATCTATAGTAGCTAATACTTCTTCATTAATAATTACATTACCTTTGTCTGTATATTTCTTAGGCTTCCAACCAATATCCATAAGTCTATTAGCTATCTGCTGTCGTGAACCTATATTAAAAGGTATGTGTTTAGTCTTTGTCTTTAGTTCTACTTTTGTAGGCTCAAATTCTTTTAATGACCAAGCTTCTAACTCTTGAGCTTCGTCTGATAGTTGACCAAGTAATAGCATAGCTTTTTCTATATCTAATGCAAAGCCATTCTTTTCTTGTTGGTCAATGATAACTCTAACCTGATGTTCTAAATCAATAGAAGACCTGGAAAAACCTTTGCCTTCTTTCTTAAGATAGTCATATAACTTATGTGTTATATCTACATCTTGCATACAGTATCTTTTTAATTCTTCTGTATACTTTCCAAAGGATTCTATATCACCTTTAGGAAACTTAAACCTGTCTCCCCAAGCACGTAGTCCATGACCACCATCTCTTATTGGATTAAATAATTGTGATAGTATTAATGTATCTAATACCTGTGATGGTTTAATAGACGTGCCTAGTAATCTATTCATTACAGGTGCATCAAATGATAAGCCATTGTGCATAATGTATTGGTCAATATCTTTAGACCAATTCTTAAACACATGCATATTGCTTGGGTCAAATACTGTAGATACATTTGTCTCAATATCTTTAGCAACAATACAGTTTACTACTTTAGCATCTATCTGGTCTGTTTCTATATCAAGCACTACTTTCAAAATCTATCTCCCTTTGTTTGTCATTCTCTTGTTCTTCTTTTGGTAAATATACTAGATGAAAAGCACCACAGTTAGGACAAGTTAAATTTGTTACCATACTATAGCCTTCTTCATCTTCAGTATCATGGTCTCCTCCCCATGTTAATTCTGTATCACAATGCCAACACTTCATTAGAATGGTACCTCCTCATTATTACTATTATTATACTCTGCTTCGAAAGGATTGTCAACCTCTGTTAATCTACCTGTATCTTTATTATAATGTAAGTGAGATGTTACACCTGTCTCACCTGTGTACCTATTCTTTAATATACGTATGACTGTAGTATTAGCTTCATCTCCTTCTGCTTGTTGATTTCTTTCTAGTCCTATTACACTATCAGATAAGTGAGCAATAGACGCAGAACCTCTGAGATGTGACAATGTAATCTCCTTACCATTCTCATGTCCAGAGTCACCTGCAGGTCTACGTAAGTGAGATACAAGTAATAAACCTATACCTGTTTGTTCTACAAGTGAACGTAGCTTAGTCATCAATACATCAATAGACTTTCTTTCGTCTCCTTCTTCCTGACCTGAAACAAGTATAGATAAATGGTCTATAAATATCCACTTACATTCTAATGCTTGTGCCATGTACCTAACTCTAGCAAGTATCTCGTCATTACTAATAGAACCAAAGTGGTCAAAGGCAAAGAACCTACCTGTATCTATAGTATCTTTTTGCCACTTGTCTAATTGTTCTTGTGTATAGTTCTTTCTTATTTCTTTTATATACAATCTAGCATTAGCTTCAACAGACATAATATTAAATGCTGTATTCTTAACACTCTCTTCTAATGCTAGTATGCCTATGTTATGATTCGTATTCTTAAACAAATGATACATAAGCTCTCTCATAATAGAGGACTTACCCATACCTGCACCACTTGTAAATGTTATTAGTTCTCCTGTTCTCATTCCATAAGTTTTCTCGTTCATCTTACTCCAAGGAAACAAACATGTCTCACAGTATTCCTCAGTAAATAATGAAGAACCTAACTGTTGTAGGTTCAT